TATAAATATTATCTTTGATGACTATAAATATATTTTTGTGTGTCAGATTTTATTATGATATAATCTCACATGGAGATAGTATTTTTAACTATACTCTAGTCTACTGTTAATTCATGATAAACATATAAATTGTGAAAGTTCGAATCGACCATTAGGCGGTTACATTTAATACACAAGGAGTTTAACATGGAACTAACAATGTTAAAAGGTAAAATTCACAGAGCTACTGTGACTCAAGCAGAACTTGATTATGTAGGGAGCATTACAATTGATACTGATCTTTTGAATGCATCTGGAATACGTGAATATGAACAAGTTCAAATTGTAAACATTAATAATGGTGCACGTTTTTCCACATATACAATTGCTGGAGAATCTGGTAGTGGTGTAATCTGTTTGAACGGTGCTGCAGCAAGACATGTACAGGTAAAAGATAAGATTATTATCATGTGCTATGCTCAGCTTAATGAAAATGAGGTAGATACCCATAAGCCTCTCGTTGTATTTGTAGATAATAATAATAAGATAAGTCATATAAAAAACTATGAAAAACATGGTTTATTAGTGGATCAAAACTAACTGTTTTAGATCGAATTACAGTAGACTGTATAGGACTATCTTTGTATTTACAATTTACAAGTAACGGAGGAATTCTTATGGAAATTATAACTACAATAGAAAAAGTACGAAATACAATAAACACTTGGAGAAAACAAGGGTATTCAATTGGATTTGTGCCTACTATGGGATACTTACATGATGGTCATGCTGCATTAATTGATGAAGCAAGAAAAAATAATGACAAGGTTGTTGTATCTATATTTGTTAATCCTACTCAGTTTGGAGAAAATGAAGATCTAAGCTCCTATCCAAGAGATTTAAATCGAGATAAAACACTATGTGAATTACATGGGGTTGACCTCATATTTGCACCTAGCCCAGATGAGATGTATTGCAATAGAAAAGCCTTTGTAAATATTATTGATTTATCTGATACATTGTGTGGCGTTCGTAGACCAATTCACTTTAAAGGTGTTTGTACTGTTGTAGCAAAATTCTTTAATATTATTCAACCTAATAACGCCTATTTTGGTGAAAAGGATGCACAACAATTAGCCATTATACGTAAAATGGTTTTCGATTTAAACTTCCCAGTAAATATAATTGGAGTGCCTATCGTTCGTGAATCAGATGGTCTAGCAAAATCTTCTCGTAATACATATTTATCTAGTGAAGAACGAAAAGCTGCCACAATATTGTATAAAGCTATTCAAGAGGGAAAACAAGCTATTAAATGCGGGATTTCTGCAGATACTATTATTAATACTATGACAAATATTGTTGATACAGAACCATTAGCAAAAATAGATTATATCTCAGTTGTCGATGCTAATACAATGCAACCTGTTCAAGAGATTACATCTCCAGTATTGGTCGCTATGGCTGTATACATTGGATCTACACGACTTATTGATAACTTCTCGTTCGATACAAAATAGGGAGGGAAGTTATGAATTATTTCCAAACACTAACGCATATAATCTCCAAGTACTTAATGGTCCTAATCATCGGTTTTTCGTGTCTAGCCTATATGGTGCCTGATTACTTCACATGGGCCATAGCTTATACACCATTTTTACTAGGCATTGCTATGTTTGGTATGGGGCTTACAATTAAGTTTGAAAGCCTATGTAATATTCTTAAATACCCAAAAGATATTTGTATCGGCGTACTGGCACAATATACGATTATGCCTTTATTAGCATGGGGAATTTGTCATGTATTTACTTTACCTCCTGATATTGCCATCGGTGTTATATTAGTCGGCTGTTGTCCTGGTGGCACAGCTAGTAATGTTATTACATACATTGCTAAAGGGGATGTACCTCTATCAGTAGGGATGACAATTATGTCGACATTAATAGCCCCTATCGTAACACCATTATTAATCTTATATATTGGTGGTGCCTGGGTAGATATAGCATTGCTTCCAATGATGATAACAATGGTGAAAGTAATCATTGTACCAATCTTATTAGGTGGTGTCATTCAATATGTTTGTAAATCACACATCAATACACTAACCAGTATAAGTCCTATATTTTCAATGATTGCTATTATATTATTAATAGCAGCCATTATTGCAGTTAATAGTGACAAGCTATTAGTTTCTGGTTTACTAACTCTTATTGTAGTTGGTATTCATAATATTCTAGGCTTACTTTTAGGTTTAAGCGTAGGTAAAGTGCTTAAATTAAAATACGATAAAACTACTGCATTAGCGATAGAGGTGGGAATGCAAAATAGTGGACTAGCTGTAACATTGGCAGCCACTAACTTTGCACTAAATCCACTAGCAACTCTTGTAGGAGCTATATTCAGTGTATGGCACAATATATCAGGTGCTATATTTGCTAGTTTACGAAGATAAAAATATCGGTATAACAAAAAGACGACAACTTACGTTGCCGTCTTTTTGTTATATTCTATCTCTTACAAGACCAATCACAAGGCCTTCAATATGACAATCATCTACAATAATTGGATCAAAATCATCATTTTCAGGTTGTAAACGAATATGTCCATTTTCCTTATAAAAACGCTTAACAGTAGCTTCATCGTCGATACGAGCCACCACAATATCACCATTATTAGCCGTATTTTGATGACGTACTATAAGCATATCACCTTCATACATACCAATATTCATCATGGATTCGCCTTGTACACGGAGCATAAAACAATCTGAATCACCTGTAAGCTGAACCGGTAAAGTCAATGTAGTCTCCAAGTTCTCAACAGCGGTAATAGGAGTACCTGCTTGTACGGTACCGATGAGGGGAACTTGTTTTAAACCAGCACCAAGAAATTCAAAATTATCAGAGCTAGTTGTTTCATTATTGTTCTTAGATACAGAAATAGTAGGCTTATTATCATCTAAAATCGTAATAGCACGGTTTTTATTCGGATCACGTTTAATATATCCAAACTTTTCTAATGTATTTAAGTGGGATTGTACAGTAGATGTAGAGCTAAGACCTACATAAGCACAAATTTCACGAACAGTAGGGCAACGGTATTCATTATGTAATGAATCACGAATAAACTCTAATATACGACGTTGTTTCGTATTAATATCAGTAGCTGGGCGTCTCACAAGAACCTCCGATAATGTACCAAAAAAAGGATATATAAAAGTATATACTATAATTATTTGATTATATAATATTAAGATAAAATGACGCTCTTAGACACGTTTTAAGACGTTTTAAAAGGGATAGCTATATAATAACTACCCTAACAAATTAAATCAGCTTGTAGCGAGTTGTAAATGAATTTCTTTTCTTTTGCTTTCAAACTCAGCACCTGTAATCTCTTTCGGGTTGACCTTTGTCTTAAAGTAATTTTCTGTGTCATAGACTGATTGAACAAATGTAGTCCCATACAACATAAGTGTTCCTAACTCTTGTAATCCAGCTTCCATTCCAAAATTATCTTCAAAATACCAAGTGACTTTTTTATCTACTTTCATTTCTTTTGCAATTTGTAACGCTACAATAACTGATACCATTTTAGCAATATCTGTATCTCTACATTTTTGTCTATGGTCTTTATCTTTAACTTTATAATCAAAACCATAAGCAAGTGATTTGGCTTTTAAATCATCAATTAAAGCACAATAATCATCAAATTCCTTTTGATTATCTAATAACCACTTATCTTTATCCCAATACATATATTTTTCATTTCCAGCAGGTTTAGGTACTACTATTAATTTTTTATCTTTTATAAACTCTCCATCGACTAATTGTACTGGTATATCGTTTCTTACTTTTTCTTCTTTTGTCATTTCTCTCAATCTATCATCTTTAAATATTGGATATTCGTAGTTTACATCTGTAATTATCATATCTGAACTGTATCCACTAAAATAGTCTTGTGGTTTAGCCAACACATTATCTAACTCATCTGCATAAACTGAGAATATTAATTTATCCTTTTTATAAAAATTTATTGTTTTCATTTATAAACCTCCTATATTATTTGAGTAATAATTTGTCCCATAAATGAATGTGATAAAGGTTGTGATTGACCTGTACCACAAACTTCTATTTTATTACTATAAACACATAATTGTCCTGCTGACCCATTATTTCCTGTTATAGCTGAGGTTGCTTCTGCAACTCTATAATTCAGTATTGGACAGGTATCTGTTTCTAAACGATTAATATCTTTTTTTCCAGTAGAATTTACATTTATAATTAAAATATTACTTAATTTATAAATGGTAACTCTAAAAAAACCTTTACTAGATATATTATTTTGCACCAACACAGCTAATTTATTCATATTTTCATCTAACGAGTTATTATCTAAAGGTTTAAAATTATTAACATTAGCTGATGTATCATTACTTTGATTTATACACTTATACATTTTTCTAGTATTTCTATCATAATATAAGTAGTTGACGTCTTTAACCCCCTCGTCTTGTATATCTCCACCATAACCTACACAACCAGCTAATCTCGCTAACATCATACCTTCAAGAGCCTTACCCTCACCAGTACCAAACTGCACTATCCCAGCTTTTTCTCTTGTTGCTCCCTCTTGTACTTTTGCTAATCCCTCACTTAATTTTTTTGTTTCTTTGTCTATCAACTCAGCATTATGATTAAATTGTTCTATATCATAGTATTCATTTCCAGCAGGTTGTACTAAACCTAAGTGTTCTGTATATTTACTCATTTCTATCTCCTTTCATCATAAATAGCATTATATGTTTTAGTTTTTAATTCACTATGTTTTAAATTTCCAATCTCATCAAATTTATGATATTTACCCACTACATCAGTGTCATTGTAAAGTCTAGTATCAAACAACTCAGTATGTTTCTTAGTTTTAAGAGAGTTTTGATACAAATATCCTATTTGATTGTGAGTGTTATATCTAAATTCAACATTAAAATTCAAATGTGCTGGTTTTATAGTGCCAACTACTTTTTTAAAGTTTTCTAAATTATCAGGTATTCCTACGATACTTGTAAATTTAATAGTGAATGAATAGTTAGGATTGTCTTCAATTACCTCAATCTCTCCATTGGTAAATGCTTTTGCAACCCTTGCTATCATTTCTTTTGTAGTTGTACCATAACTTCTAAGTTTAGATATTATATTTTCCCTACGTTCTTTAAGATTGCTTGTTGTATCTCCAACAGTTAGTCCAAAAATACGCTCCCATATCGGCAAACTCCAAGTAGCTGTGTAGATAAAGAATTGTTTTAAAACCTCATTAGACATAATATCTAACTCATCTAACTGTAAATCAATTGCGTTTTGTAGTTCTTCAATCTCAACTATATCTCTATAGTATTTAGGCATATGTTGCATTAATCTTTTGACATTCAACTACACCACCTCTTTATCCAATGTAATTAGCTTTAATTTTGGTATTTCTTCTTCTGCTAAAGCTATATTGATTGCTCCTGTGTTGATTTTCAAGTTATCGTAGTCATTTACCCCCTCTACATTTAGCAGGATATTACCTAATTGAGCGTAGCTGACATAGTTTTGTTTAAACCCAACTTTTTTAAAATATTCTTTTATATCTCTTTCAAAGTCAGCTTTTACCTTATCAAAATCAACGTTTTTAGAAATTCTAGCTTTACCTGTGATGGTTATATCTTTAGGTGTAGCAGATTTAACAGTAACAGTTGCTCCTATAGGTCTAACTTGCTCTATATAATCTCTTACTCTCTGTAATAAAGGCTCATCAGCCTCCTCAATTGCACTATTAACAACAACTACTTTAACAGTACCATTACCAGCCCATAGTGGAAATACTTTAACTCCACCAACACCCTCAACTTCCATAGTCCACTTCTTATAATGATAGATGTTTCCTGATGTTACAGGCTCTCTAACTTTAAAATAATATCTCTCTCTTAGTTCGTTATCACTTTCTCCATCATATCCGTCCACTGTTTCAGCAGGGTTATTGACTTCATTTAGATTAGGTATCGTAATTGGAAAATTCACTATTGTATTTTTAGGTAGATTATAGATTTTACCAGTGTTTTCACTTTCAATCTTTACTTCAACTTCTCCACTAACTCCGATAGTTTTTTCTTCTGTTGTTAAATAGATGTAAGTATCACTAGCAACTTTTGTTCCAATTGGGATTACAGTATTAGGTGTACCTTTTATAATAACCTTACCTTTACTTTTAGTTGGTTGTTTTCTAAATACTCCAACTTCTTTACAGATATTATCTAAATATTCGTCCTCTGCTGTTTCAGCAAAAGAGTTTAAAAAGATATAATCTAATACATCTCTTATTTCTTCCATTTCAATAGATACAGGAGCAAGGTTATCATAAAATAATCCACCCTCACTCTTATCATAATCATCGTGAACGTTAGAGAGCATATCACTTAATATTTTTTTCCATTCTTTTTTTATTATCATAAGTACCCCTCCCATTCAAATGTCTTAAAATCTTTTAATGTCACATCAAATTTTGTTTTTAAAATATTTTTTTCAAGTTTTATTTCAAGGATATTGATTTCCAATATTTGCTTGTTTTTCTTCATTGTTTCAATCAATTCTCTTTCAAATTCTGAATATAATACAGGAGTTGGAAAACGTTGACCTAATAAATTTGCTTTGTACATCATTCCATATTGATTACTTCCATTTTCTTTGTATATATTCCACTTAAATTTTTCAGTCAGTAAAACCTTTTCTATCCACATTCTGACCGCACGTTCGTCATCAGTTTTTATCAATTTACCATTGCTTCTAAGCATTTTTTTCTTTTGGAAATCTATTAGAAAAGTCTTACCATTACTCACTTTATTTTCGTTTATAACATCTTTTGAATAATCTTTAAACTCTATTTTTGGTAATATTGCCATTCTAAACTCACCTCTGGAGCGTAATTGAATACATCAACTACAAAAAATTTGTCTTCTTCAACGTTTGGTATAACTAATACATACATACCCTCTTTTAAATTAAAAACAGTCTGTAATATGAATTTTCCTTTATCTTTGTTATCCTTTTTACTTGTACTCCCTGTATAACTACCACTGTGTCCTGATAATGTTAAATTGGTATCTCCAGCACTATCGTCACCTCCACCACTTGTATTTAACCCTTTAATTTCACAATTACTAGATTTATTACCTTGACTTTCAAAATTTTTCATAGTACATTCAATCTCTAGTCTATTTGTTATTGCATTTGAAAGATAGATTTTATCAGCGTCTATCACACCATATCCACTCAATAACTCTATCGAAATGTTAGGTAATGGTGACAAAATCTTACCTAAAACAGCACCAATTGGATTAGGATTATCTCTCTCTTTAAACTTCTCTGCTAGTGCAATATCCCAAGCCTTTTTATTATCACTCATCACTATACACCTCCAATTTAAGACTTATTTTATGAATATGATTAGATATAGTATGATTACTCTCCTTTATCAAATATTCACCTTTCAAATTAAAAAGTGGTAAATCAACATCAATCACTCTACCACTCTTAACATTATCATCACCAAGCACATCAATACTAAAATCCTCAGTGATTCTATTTAATTTTTTTAACTCATTCTTTGCAACTAGATTGGCTTTAGAAAATTCTTTTTCGTCCAGCGTTACTACTTCCTGTAATTTACCATATTTTTCAATACTTTTAGAGTCTTGTTCTTGTCCTATGGTACGTATAGCACCTTTATTTTCAGTTACAACAAGAACACTATTTTTCATATCAACTATAGATTTACTTAATGATACTCCTCCGATGTTTTCATTGATATTGATAAATTTATCTTTTTGCATTTCATATTGACCTACAACCTTTATTTTTTTATAAGGCATTATTCTCAACGTATCTTTATCATATTCAATAAAAAACTTCTTAGAATTAAACTGAGAACATTGTTCTATTATGTCTTTTATTACATCTGAGATAGTTTTATCTTTATAGATTTTATCTATCTTTGTGTCTAATCCTAATACCTCTACCTTTATTCCAATCTCTTTACATAATGATTTAATACAATCGTTACCAATCATCTTTTTAAATTGCTTTATAACAGTAGATTTATTTAAGTACCAAGCCATATCATAAGCAGTAAAGCTAGTGATTTTCCCGTTTGGCGTCTCACTTACAATGATAGCTTGTACTAATGTTTCTCCCTTGTCATTTAGAATTTGTATTGGGTCACCAAGTGTAATATCATACAAAAACTCAAATTTCTTATCATATCTATTTACAGGTAATTCAAAATCAACCACAACTCCCAAAGTATCAACTGTATCTCTCCACGTTAAATTGCCTATAATATCAGTAACATCTTTATCTTTTATTATTACTTTATACATATCAAACACCTACTTTTTAGTTTTTTTATTAGCATTAGCTTTAACCTTGTTCTTTATTTTCGTTTTCTTATCAACATTATTAGTATTAGTATTATTAGGTTTATTTGCTTCAACAGGAGCAGTTGTTTTGTTAGGTGGTATTATATATTCAGTAATATCTAAAGTATATGGTACATCTCCTGCTCTATCCCTTAATGTATAACTAAAATTGTATCTACATAACATATTTAAAGTAACACTAAATTTATCTATAATGATTACTCTTACAGGTAATTTTA